TATCCCATTCGGAATCATGTCATAAACGTAAAAAATTCTATTTGTGTGAGACTCCTCATAATATGGGACTACTCGAAAATTATAGAAAAAAATTATATCATCGCTAATGCGAAATTTAATGAGAAAGGTGGTTTAAGCCATCGCTAAGAAAAAGAAAGAGATTGCTCTTGAGGTTATTGGAGGCAATGCTGAAGGAGTAACTGGAAGTTGTACAAAAATAGATTGTTATGATCATACAATTCTGTTTGAATTGGGAATGATCCAGGATAATAATACAGTCTTAGAAAATTACAAAGCCAATTGTGCATTGTTTAATAAAATCAAAAGCAAAACTGTAGATATGGTTATCGTTGGACATAATCATTGTGATCACATTGGTCTTATTCCTATGCTTTTTGCAAGAGGAAATACTAAAGCAAGAATTATAGTCCCAAAACATAGCTCCTCTATTCTTCGTGAAATGTGGTTAGATTGCGCCTGGATTAATCAAAGAGATGTAGACTCTCTAAATTATAAAGGTGATCATAGTTATACTCCATTATATACTGAACATGAAGTAGAAATTGCTTTAAAACATATTGAAGAATATGATTGTGGAGAAATTTTCAACTTAGACGAAAATATAGCTATTCGCTATACTCCCGCTGGACATATTCTTTGCTCATGTCAAACAGAATTATTTATCAATGGTGGATCTCATACTAGAAAAATTTTGTTTACATCTGATCTTGGTAATACAATGATCGAAGACAGAAAAGTTTTTGTAGAACCATTTCAAAGAGTAAATTCTGCACAAATTGTTATTGGAGAATGCACTTACGGAAGACGAAAAGGCTCTATGAAAAAGAAAGATATTGAATTAGACCGTCAAAAAATGAAAACGGTTATTGATCAATATTGTGTAGATAATCATCATCGTGTTCTTATTCCTACATTTTCTTTGGATAGATTCCCATTTATTATTTGGGAATTATATCAGCTCTTTGGACATGATCCATCTTTTAATATTCCAATTATATTAGACAGCCCATTATCAAATCGTCTTCTTGAGTGCTACTCTTCTATACTCGAAGGTGACAGAAAAGAAAAATTTGATGAAATGATGCAATGGAAAAATTTGCGAAGAATAATTACTCCAGAAGACAGTAAAGCAGCCATTGCTGATAAATCCGCAAAAGTTATTTTAGCTAGTTCTGGTATGTTGTGTGCAGGTCGTTCAGTTAAATGGGTTCAAGATATTTTGCCAAAAGAAAATGATTGTATTTTGTTTGTCGGATTCGCTGGAGGCGATACTTTAGCTGGAAAGATAAAGAATGGACGAGAGCAAAAAACAATAAATATTAACGGAAAACCATATAAGAATAAGTGTCAACTTGTAGATCTACACTCCTATTCGAGTCATATGCAGCGAAATGATCTTTTGAATTATTATAAGGGAATTAACGCAGAAAAGATTTATTTGGTACATGGTGATCAGCAAGCTCGATTTGAATTTAAAGAAGATTTGGAAATCGCAATTTCTGATGCACTAAAAACAACAAGAGTTATTATCACAAATAAAGGAACGAAAATTAAATTATAAAATCCTTTTATGGAAATATTATGAAAGCACGAGGCGTATTGCCAATGGAGAAAAAGGAACTCAAGAAAAAATTAGAAGCAACATATTTAGACATTGCAATTCCAAGTAATGTAGAAAATTTACAGTTGCCAGATCCTACGCTATTACAATTTTATAAAAATTACGATGATAGAATTATTTGGATTGATGATGAAATTACAACCATGACTTTGGAATATGCAAAGATGATTATACAGTGGAATTCGGAAGATAAGAAAAATAATATTCCAGCAGAAGAACGTAAACCAATTAAAGTAATCTTCTTTAGTCCTGGTGGCGATTTAGAAGTAAATAACTGTTTGGTTGATACAATTCAACTAAGCCAAACAAAAGTTATTGGAATCAATGTTGGTATGGCTGCATCAAGTGGATGCTTTATTTATTTAGCATGTCATGAGCGTTTTACATTTCCAACGGCAGAATTTCTCATCCATAAGGGAGCTGGTCAATTTGCTGGAACATATAATGATGTAGTCGCAGCAATTTTAAATTATCAACGACAAATCGAAGAACTTGGTGACTTTGTTTTATCTAGAACAAAAATTCCAGAAGATATCTTTAACGAAAACTTTGAAAATGACTGGTATTTATCTGCGAAAGAAGCTATTAAATATGGTGTTGCTGATAAAATTATCACAAGTTTAGATGAAATTATTTAAGGAAGAGTTTACTACTCTTCTATTTTTTATACAAATTTTTAGGATTAAAAGGAGAATTATACGATATGGCAGCATTTACTTATAAGAAAACATCGACAACTTCAATGAAAGTTACTGGTATTTTAAATCCACAGACTATGGTAATTAATGTTGATGGAGAAGATAAGCAACTTTCTACTCTTCTACGTGACTTCGCAGACCTACCAGTAGAAATTAATATTAAGGTCAAGGACGAGGAAGAGCTGGATGAACCAGTTGATGTCGAGTAAGAAGGGAGTGACTTACTATTACTTCCTATAAAAGATTACCTGGCGAAACAGATGATCAACTCATCTATAGAGTGACAAATGATAAGGACTTGATTGGTTCATGGAACGATGTAGCTGATGTACTTAATGAGTTACTTGGTACAAATTACGGAGAATCCAAATTCCGGAAGGATAAAGCGACATTTGATAGAATGCTGAATGCAAATCGTGACAAATTTGTTGCTTCTAATCAACAGCTGCAAGATATTCGGTTTGCACAAAGAGAATTAGAGCGATTAAAAATTCAATTTAGAGATGAAAGAAACGCTTGGCAAAAGCAAAATTATATTGATGCTAGAATTGAGCAAAAATTAGATCTATTAGAAAAACAATTGAGCGATCTTGGAAAAGTAAATTTTTCTAAACATAATGACGTTTCTATATCATCTGATAATGATATGCTTGTAATTTTAAGTGATTTACATATCGGTCAGACATTTCATTCATTCTTTGGAGAATATAATACTGATATTGCTAAAGACAGAATGCAACAATTATTAGATAACATCATTTCTATCCAAAAACTACATAATTCTGAAAGGTGTTATGTATCTCTACAAGGAGATCTCATATCAGGAAATATTCATAAAACAATCCAAGTAACCAATCGTGAAAATGTAATTGAACAGATTAAAATTGCAACGGAACTCATCTCTTCATTTTGTTATGAGTTGACCAAATATTTTAAAGTCGTATTCATGACAAACGTGTCTGGAAACCATACAAGAATTGATAGAAAAGAAGATGCAATTCATGACGAACGGTTAGATGATTTGATTAGTTGGGCAGTTGATTTATCTTTACAGCATATCAATAATTTTCATATTTTGACAAGAAATCTCGATTCGGGAATTGTTGATATATCTATCCGTGGGAAAACATATGTTGGTGTGCATGGTGATTTTGATCCATTTGGGAAATCTGGTGTACAAAATTTGTGTCTGGCGATTGGATACATTCCATACGCTGTGTTATATGGACATTTACATACGTGTGCTCTTGATGAAGTGAATGGAGTAAAAATGATTCGAGGTGGATCTTTAGCTGGATGTGGAGATCAGCACACTGTGGAAAAAAGATTAACAGGAAAACCATCTCAGATGGTATGTATTTGCACAGATAAAGGGGTACAGGCTTTTTATCCTGTTGAATTAAACTAAAAATAAGTACAGATACGTCTGTACTTACATATAAAGAAGGTCATCGGCTACCTAGAATTACTGTCTTTCCGTTGTTATACAACAAAACGTATAAAACTCGGTAAAAGCCGATGACTAAAACAATACAGAAGAAGGACTGACGGCTATCTCGATTTCTAGAAGTGAACTTTATCAGAGAATTCAATCCTGCCATCAGGATGCAGGTATCATAACCTAACGGTTACGTTCGTACCGCCAATACTGTCTCACTCGTTCCCATTTATTATAACGGAAACGTGAGTAGCTATTGACATGCACTGGTGTTTCTGGTGAATAAAACATCGCCATACTAAATCACCTGCCTTCCATTGATAAACTTTCTATCATTGGAAAAACCGGCAGTCCAAGAATACGGAAGATGCTCCGTACTTATAGAGAATAACACATTATAAAAAATTAGACAAGCACTTCATAAGTGCAAAATTTATTTGAACAAAAGGAGAATATTAAAATGAACAAACAAGATATTATTAAAACCGTAGCAGCAAACCTAGAAGTAACCCAGAAAGATGCGGCAAAATATGTAGATGCCGTTTGTGCTACCATCAAAGACGCAATGGCTGATGGAGAATCTGTAAATATCGCAGGATTTGGAAAATTCGAGGTTGTAGAAAAGGCAGAATCTAAGAGACGTAATCCTCAGACTGGTGAAACAATTATGGTTGCTGCTCATAAAGCACCGAAATTCAAGGCAGCTACTGCTCTTAAAGAGGCTGTTCTCTAATAGATCGGTGGTGATTATATGCATACATTGAAATGCAAAAGTATCGAAGAATTAGTCGAAGTAGTTGTCGAGACTTATGAGCTACTACATGATTGTGATCGAAACGTAAGTTTTGTTGCTAAATATGATCATGCAAAAGAAATTTTGAGAGAATTGGTATTTTACGATTATGATCTAAAATTTGTTGAGTTAGCAGATCCTGAGTGGGATAACTATGAAGACGAATATGTTATCAGTATTGTGCGTGATGAAATATTTTGCGAGAAGCTAAAATTGGACGGAAGATATTGTATGCTATCTCCAAAATTTGTATTTTTTGATGAAAATGCAAATTCTAAATGCGTTAAATATTTTGAATCGGATATGAAATATGAATTTGAAATCACGGAAGAAGAATCTAGTGGTGACTCTGATCAGGAGTTGAATTGTCATGACGATTCTATGGATGTAGATTTCTCTGATGATGGACAGGGATTTACATGTAGCAAGCATGATAAGAATGGATATAGTTCTATTTTGAAAAGTTTTTATTTATAATTTTGTTGAGTGTGTAAGACTGCAGCTTACGCACTCAAATACAGGTCGTTAGTGTAATTGGTAACACGACAGTCTCCAAAACTGTTAATCAGGGTTCGAGTCCCTGGCTTCCTGTTTACAATTTTCTGCAAACGAGTGCAGAGAATAAATGATTAGAGACGGGTGGATAACCTGATAATGCAGCTGAATTCATCGAGGCAGCTTAAGGATTATGACCAGGGGCTCACTGACGATATCTGGAAATGGCTGCAGAAAGACCTTTCATATGTGGATTATTCGACACCGGTCATCATCTG